CGACTCTCAAACGGGACAGTAAGAGTAACCATAGTTTTCCTGTCTACCTGTTATCATCTGCAAAAGAAGAGCGGTCTGAAGTTTTTAGTTATTTATCTAAAGGCTCAGAACGTAAATCTAATGCAAGCGATGGCAGGTACTTCAGGTAAGGATATGACTGCTTTAGGTTGTCGTGTTTCCCGTAATGGAAAACACCTACCTAGAATCATTCCTATTCTTCATCGTAAGTGGATCCGTTCTGGATCCACTTACCATGTAAAACTATGGATTACACTATTTAATTTATACCGAGTTCTTTCTTTTCCTGGTACTCTAAACTTATCTACCATTTTGGATCCTTCAACGTCTGTTCAGCAGGAGTACGGTCTTTATAGCCGTTACTCTCTGATATTCTGGCGATTAGTCGTTTCAAAGACTAATGATCGTTGGCTTAAGCTCTGTCTATCCGACAAGCTTAAGGCGTTAAAGGAGCTGCGTGTTCGCCCATTTGGGATTGCTACTTCTTCACCAAGTATTTCGAGAATGATATCCTCGTCTTACTTAGGTATATTAAGTGCAATTCTTTTATGGATGAAACACCCGAGCTTACCTTCTTTAATAAACTACTTGGAGATGACTGGTAACCAGTCCTTTATTCGATTCCTAAACTTAGGTTTCAATATAAAGGATTGGCCATCCGAGATTCTCCAGTGGGTTTATTCTAGAGGTAGTCTTGGGGGTCTGGGTCTTAAACCAGAACCTGCAGGAAAAGTTAGAGTTTTTGCTCTTGTGGATTGTATAACACAATGGGTCTTAGACCCATTGCATAAACGATTATTTTCGATCTTAGGGAAACTTCCCCAAGACGGAACTTTTGATCAGATAAAACCTCTAAAGAGATTATTAAGGTCTAATAAACCTTTATATTCTTTGGATCTTAGCGCAGCCACTGATAGACTTCCAATAGTCCTTCAGATGATTGTGCTATCCCCTTTAGTAGGGTCGCATTTTGCGAATCTCTGGTCAAATTTATTAATCGGCCGGTCATATAAATTACCAAAGTCTGCCTCTGACTATCTACCTAACGGTAAAGTGCCAGAGTCATTCAGGTTAATTTATGGAGCCGGACAACCAATGGGAGCACTTACTTCCTGGGCTATGTTAGCTGTGACACATCATTTTGTAGTCCAACTAGCTGCCTATTTAGTAAGAGGAAAAGAGGAGTGGTTCACTGATTATGCGGTATTAGGTGATGACGTTGTCATAGCTAATGGTCCGATTGCTCATAAATATTTATATATTATGACCAATTTAGGTGTTAAAGTTGGGATTCATAAATCCCTAATTTCACCTTCGGGAAACTCATTAGAATTTGCCAAACGTTACTATCTTA